TTAAACTCTTCCAATGACTTCTTCGAATGATACTCCAGTTCTGGTAGCAACGAAGGTAAGTCCAATGAAATTAATACTACGAGCAGGCTTGACATAAATGTCTGCTATAAACTCATTGGCATCAATCACAGCTGGAGTGTTGTTAGTTTCATCGCAAATTACGATGAAATCTTGAATTCCACGTTTTGCTTTAACATCACGGAGAAATGGTTCAACAATATTAACAAAATTTGTTCTGGTAAGAGCATCATTAAATTCAAATAGTGATGCTCTTGATGCCCTTTCAATTGAATCTTCAATGGTAATGAATAGTCTACGAACATTAATCCTATCAAATGCAGATCCTACTGCAAGTCCAGTCTTATCACCAAATAGAATAATTCCAGATCCAGGTGTAAAAATCACAGGGTTGATTCTTCTAGGATAAAGAAGATCTCTTTCAGTTTGGGATGGATTGTATGCAAGTTTAACTGCGTTATTAATGACGCCTCTTCTTATGCCAGCAGGAGAGAACCAAGTGAAATCAGTGATTCCAGTTCTTGCCATACAGCCAGCAATGTCAGCATTCAGTGGAATGTATCTAAACTTATTAGAGAATCTATCATACTGGTACTTATACCCACTATCAAACACTGCATATGAAGATGAAGATAGGGCATCAAAGAATGAAATTACATTTGTAGTTTGAGTTGAGGTATTTGCAATTGGAGATGGAGATGAACCACCAGCACCAGGATCAACAAGAACTGCAGATCTCTGTGGAGAAATACATGCGATACAATCTTTTCTTAATTCTGCAATTTGAATCAGTTTATTTGCTTTTGCTTGAGTTTGTTCTTTAGTACCAAATCCAGGACCTTGAATTAGAAAATTAATTGGATATTCTCTTTTATTTGAAAATAAATCATATCCAGCAATTAAGTCACCTAAAGTTGTTTCGAATCTTGGATCAGCAGAATCATTTGCCACATAGTTATTGCCACCAGTGAGAGCAAAAGTTTGTGCTCCTGAAGCATGGAATGTTACGCCCTGAGCGTTTAATCCTGCTTGTCCCGCTGCAGTAGTTATAGTCGTAATGCCAGAACTAAATCCTGTTGGATTTCCTAACTCAGAATCTCCAGCATATATGTATGCTGAGTTATCTGCTATAAAATCTTTATAATAGATTGGTCCTGAAGTTGATGATGTTGCGTCTTTTGCTTTTGAAAGACCAACAAATTTTTCAAGAATAGTTCCTGGAGTTCCAGAAATAGTTCCAGTGTCATCAACTACAACAACGTGAAATTCATCATTCTTCGAACTTCTTGTACGAGCAAAATTGCTTGTTTTTGGTTTGTCAGCAACTTCTTTCCAGAAGAGGTTTGAGTTTACTAAGTTTAAAGATTGCTCATTATACCAATCTGTTACTGAGGTTGCACTAAATTGTGATCCAACTCCAATACTACTGAAGGTAACCGCTGTACCAATACCAAGAACAGAACCAACAGTAGATGCTGCTCCGATTTGTACAAAAGTAGCTCCAACAGATACCACAGGTCGTGTTGTCATTGTTCCAGGACCAACAACACTGATTGAACTTCCTACGGAAACTCCGGTGGTGCTGGTAACAAAAATAATGGTAGAACCAATAGCAACAGTATTGCTAATAGTAGTTATTAAGAAATTAACAGCTGGAAATACAGTGGATCCAATATTTAAAGTATTTGCAGTAAATGCATACGCACCATTTTCTGAATAAGTAACTGCAGTTTCTGTATTCCCCGATGATACTTGACTTACAACTTTTACTGATACATTAGATTCGCCTATTTCAGTAACAATTCCTTTTAGAAATCCGGTAAGTACTGATGTTGTTCCTACTCCTGCAACAACAGTAGTATTTGCTTGAGTGATTGCAGCTCCTACTACAATATTAGCGTTGGCGGTGTTAACTCCACTAATAATCTGATCTGCTAATGAGTCAACTACACAAACTTTAATTCCGTTGGCCCAAGACCCAGGATCTTTTGCTGCCCAATACCAAGTACCGGCAGTAGTATAATTACTTTGGTAATCATCATAATTTTTTATTGATAAAGTTACTGATGTTGCAGCAATACCAACGTTGGCATTGTTTAAGTTACCATCGTCAACTCTAACTACTTGTAAAATTCCACCATAAGTCAAATAGTTTGATGCAGATAACCAATACTCATATTGATTATCATTTTCTGATGGTTTCCCAAAAATATCAATTAATTTTTGCTCACTATCAATAAGTGTAGGTTCTTCTACTGGACCCCTTGCAAAGGGCGCTACGATAGCTCCTGTGGTAGTAGTTACACTATCAATGCGTCCTTGCGTTAAATCAACTTCTCTAACCTTTGTTCCAGGCGATACTAACCCTGTAGGCATTTTAATCCCTCTGATGAATCATCATTGCTCTAAAAGATATTTATAAATTAATCTATTTAAACATAGTCCCACATATAACTGCGATCTCCATATTCATCTACATTCCAATCATTTGGTTTAGCAGATACCCATCTATCCCCAGTATGTTTATCTACAATGACAATATCATCATCCAATCCATCTAAAATAAAACCAAATGGTGCCATGTCTTGATCAATCTGATTCTTTTGCTCATCATATATTCTTTTACGCACATCATTGTCAGTCATCTCCTTAAAATATGGTTGAACAACTAACCAAGCAAATATCACAAGACACATTGCCAAATCATCATTTGCTCACTGTTCAGCTTCAAATGATTGATTTCTTTGAATGAATGTGGTAAGTTCTGAAATAATATCATAATCACTAAAAATTAATTTATCATCTTCAATCAAAGTTTTTAAATTGGAACATCCAATTTTTTTAACAGTCTTGGACATTTTAATTCCAAGTTGAGATTTGCTGCCAGAGAATCCTTGACCAACGATTTGTCCTGCTCTACCACGCATAGCACACATCAAAACATTATCATATTCCAAATCAAAATGTAGAATATTTGATACTTGTTCTCCAATGTCATTTATTTCAACAAGAACATATGATTTATTATATGCATTTGCCACTTCATTAATAATGCTTGGGAAGAGCATTGGTTTAATTTGATTGTTTTTATATTTGCCAACAATTCTCCAAGGAAATTCTGTAATATCAAAAATAACAAATGCCGAATAATCATTCTCTGTTCCTCTTGCTACATCAACTGTAATGAAGTAACTTCGGTCTTCTTTTGGCTCATCGTAAATATCGAGTCCTTTATTTTTCTTAATAGGATCTTCGAATGTAAGAGATTTTAATTTAGAGCTGGAAATTAGAGTATCTGATGATCCAAGAAAATCACATTCGAATTCTTGTTGAAACTGTTGTGCCGATGTATTGGAAATAGTTTGCGCTTTCCATGTTGCATCACGTCCTGGAACCTCTGACCAATGAACTTCTGTGGGAATATATTCATTTCTTCCTCTTTCAGAATCATGCCACAATCGGTAAAAGTGATTCATACCCTTTGGGGTAGATACAATAACTACTTTAGTTGTCTTACCTGAGGAAATTGTAGGATATACTGAACTAAAAAATTCATCTGCAATATGATTTGGAATGAACGCAAATTCATCCAAGAAGATAATATTAAATGACATACCACGAACTGCGGATGCAGATGTAGATGCTGCAATAATTTTAGAACCGTTTTCTAATTCTAAAGATGCTTTGTTCCATACTTGGACACCTTGTTGCATCCATTTGGGAAGATTTTCATAAGATTTTTGTAATCTACCAAGAAGATCTTTTGCAGTAGATGCCTTGTTTGCAAGAATGCCCACATTTACATTATCATTAAAAACCACATAATGTAGAAGATATGAAACTACTGTAGTTGATTTTCCCGACTGTCGGGGCATCTTACAAATATTAAATCTATTGTTATGAAAATTATTGATTAATTTTTCTTGAAATGGGTATATGTCAAAAGAAACTAATCCCTCATCAAGAGAAACAATTTTTATATATTTTTTAGTAAAATAAATTGGATCTTCCTGACACTTTACAAATTCTTGAATTTGTTCAGGAGTAAACTCAATGTCTACATTTGACCTTTTTAATAACGGATTACCTAAGTATAGATCATCATTTCTCATAGTAATTTACTCAATTAACAATTCCATTTACGAAGCGCCAGCGCCTTTCTAGTTGGGCGGCCCTTATCGTCCTTCATAGGACCATCAACGCCTCCCATGCGAGCACAGAATGACTTTCTTCTATTTGCAGATTTTGATCCAGGTTTTAATTTTGAGGGTGGGGTTGTTACTGCCATCGAGAGTTTTGATCCCGGATTTTCTCTTCTGTAAGAAGCAATTCCGGCTTTATTTAAACCCCCCTCAGGATTCTTTCCTTCCTTTCTTTGCCATGCCGCAGTTTCATCAATGTTCATTTTTTTTCTCTTATTAATATATGTTTCAATTACAGATTCATCACTCATACTATCTTCATTTGCAAAAATGAATGGTTTTGTTGGGTCATTAATTGCTGGGGTATACATGTAAAGAACTGCACCAGGATAAATTTTATCTATTGCTGCTTGAACTTCTTCTTTGGTAGGTCTTTGTTGTGTAGGAAAGAAAAATTTAATATTAATTACTTTGGTTCTCCAATTTAAAACAACTGAGTAAGTTTGACCTACACTGTAAATTGTTTTTGGTGCCTCATCAATTTGAGTCCCTTCTGGTTCGTAATGTGCTAATTGAGTTCCTTTGTTCTCTTTTTTAGCAAGTGGTAAATTGATTCCTTTTCTAATTTCTTTATATTTACCATCTATTTTTTCAGCAGCACCAGGATTTCCTAGTTTTAGACGTTCAACATCTCCTGGTGTCATTCCTCCTATACCAGTTGTTTTTTTACCCCCAACTTCAAAACTGGGTGCTTCAGTTATTTTTTTAACACAATTTGGATATTTTTTACCAAACATTTTTTTCATTCCTTTTTTTTCATATCCCGCCCAACATGCTTCCTCCACACTCCCTTTAGGTACACAATTTGGAACCATTCTGTTCCCCTTTTTTTTGAGACCTTTTTGAATATAACTTTTCCAACATGCTTCTACTATTTTTTCTACCATATCTGAATTTATAGATTCAGATTTATTTCCCCAATTTGCAGCACCAACTTTACGACATTTTACAAGTGCTCCCGAAGCGTATGCACTCGGCCAAACACTGTAACGAGATTTTACTTTAGTATAACATGCATCTTTTGTACCACTACCTTTTCCTTTCTTGTCAGATTCTTCGTTCATTTTTGGTTTATCTGTTGAAACGTAAGTTGGTTTTGCAGCACCAGATTTTCCTTGTTGTCCTGGATCTGCTGATTTCTTTCTTGCTGATGCAGAAAGTCTTTGAGCTTTTGTCATACTTGATCTTTTTGAGGATGAGACACATTTAGGTGTTCCCTCTCCTGGCTCATCACTAGCACAAGTTCCCCCAGTTACAACATTCACCCAACCAGACTTTCCATCCTTTGATTTAGAATTACCAAACCAGGCACGAAGACCTTCTTCATTCACCTTTCTGAGTTTCTTTTTAGCAGGTTGTTCTGGTTTTCTTGCAATTGGTTTTGCATGAGAACATCCACAATCTTCTTTCATTTTGAATGGTAATTTATAAACTTATTTATCTCTAAATAAGTTATAATATCCAAATAGAAAAATGAAAAGATTATTTTTAATCTCTTCGTTATTCTTTATTACTCCTGTAGCTGCTGCTGAAATTACATCAAAGATTACTGATTCTGTTCAACTTAGTGTACAGGGTGCTGCGGTACAGTCAACAAGAATCGGGGCATCTTATGGTGTGTCGGGAACAAATATCACATCATCTGC